AAGGAGGTAAAAGCAGATGAATGAAATAGCTTTAAATATCGCAAATGACTTAAGAAAGTTGGCAGATAGCATTGAGGCACTAACAAAGGAAGAACAAAAATCACATGTTGCTAATGTAGAAGAGTTAAGAGAACCAGCAACTTCACAAAAAGATAATCTACCAATTCTAGAAGAGGTAAGAGCAAAATTAGCTTCTCTATCTAAGGCTGGAAAGCAAGCACAGGTAAGAGAGCTTATTACAGGCTTTGGAGTTAAGAAGCTATCTGACATACCAAGAGAAAAATACCCAGAATTACTTGAGAAAGTCGAGGTGATGTAATGGGAGAACATGCCCTACTCTCTGCTTCATCGGCTCACAGATGGCTTAAGTGCAGCCCTAGTGTAAGGCTGGAAGAAGAGGTGGAAGATAATACAAGCATTTATGCAAAGGAAGGAACCTTTATGCATGGATTAGCTGAGTTACATCTTAAACTTTTTCTAGATGATATTACAAAGGCAGAGTTCAATAAGAGACTAAAAGAAATGAAGCAAAATGACTTTTATACAGACGAGATAGAAAAAGCAGTAGAGATTTATGTAGATGCAGTAATTGAAAAGATTAATGAGGCAAGGGCAAATACTTCTGATCCACTTATTCTTATAGAAGAAAGATTAGATTACAGCCCTTGGGTTAAAGAAGGATTTGGAACAGGAGATGTCCTTATTATTGCAGATGGAATTATTGAAGTTATTGATTTAAAAGGTGGCAAAGGAGTAGCAGTATCAGCAATAGGAAATCCCCAAATGCGTCTATATGCCTTAGGTGCAATTAACGGATTTGGAATGCTCTATGATACCCAGAAAGTTAGAATGACCATTATCCAACCAAGACTTGATAATATCTCCAGCGATGAAATGGAAGTAGAAGAACTTATACATTGGGGAGAGAAAATAGTAAAGCCAAAGGCTGATGAAGCTTGGAGAGGAGAAGGTGAATTTAAGGTAGGAGAGCATTGCAGGTTCTGTAAGGTAAAAGCCATATGTCGAGTTAGAGCAGATGAAAACATGAAACTAGCCTGCATGGATTTTAAGCTACCAGCATTATTAACAGATGAAGAAATAGTAGAAGTACTAAATCAAATAGATGAGTTAACAAAATGGGCTAAGGATGTAGAAGCATATGCATTTAACCAAGCAGTAAATGAAGGCAAAGAGTGGCCTGGATTTAAGCTGGTGGAAGGTAGAAGTTCGAGAAAGTATTCTGATGAAGATAAAGTTGCCAAAGCTTTACTTTCTGCAGGATTTGAAGAAGAAAAGATATTCAGTAAATCTTTACTAAGCCTTACCAAACTTGAAAAGGAATTAGGAAAGAAAGTATTTGAAGAAACCATAGGAGATTTAATAATCAAACCTCCTGGGAAACTTCAGTTAGTTCCAGAGGAAGATAAAAGACCTGCTGTAAGAAGCAGTGCAGAAATAGATTTTAAGGAGGAATTTTAATATGAAAATAGTTACAGGTAAAGTTAGATTTAGTTATGCAAATGTGTGGGAGCCACAAAGTGTAAATGGAAGTGAACCTAAGTATTCTGTGAGCTTAATTATTTCAAAGAATGATAGGAAAACACTAGAAAAGATAAATAAGGCAATTGAAGCTGCCGAGAAAGAGGGAATATCAAGATTTGGTTCAAAGTTTACCAGCGGTTCAAATTTTAGAAGACCATTAAGAGATGGAGATTTAGACAAACCAGATGATCCAGCATATAAAAATAGCTACTTTATAAATGTAAACAGCAAGATAAAACCAGGTATTGTAGATAAAAATGTAGAGCCCATATTAGACCAAACAGAATTTTATTCAGGCTGCTATGGTAGAGCAAGTATTAGCAGTTTCCCATATAGCATTAATGGGGCAAAGGGAATTACATTTGGATTAAACAATCTTCAGAAACTTGAGGATGGAGAACCTCTAGGTGGAATATCAAGACCTGAAGATGATTTTGAAGCTATAGATAATGACTTTGATGATATTTTAGGATAATGCCTTATGAAAATACTAGCTATCGATATTGAAACTTATAGTAGTGTAGACCTCGGTAAATCTGGGGTCTATGCCTATACTGAAGCAGAGGATTTTGAAATACTTTTAATGGCTTATGCCTATGATGATGAAGAAGTACAGGTTGTAGATTTAGCAAGTGGTGAAAAGGTTTCAGCTGATGTAGTAGAAGCTATAACTAATCCTAAAGTAATTAAAACAGCTTTTAATGCACAGTTTGAAAGAACTTGTTTATCAAAATATTTTAAAGAGGAAATGCCACCAGAACAGTGGAGATGCAGTATGGCCCACGCATTAACTTTAGGCCTTCCTACCAGTTTAGCAGGTGTGGCTAGGTGTTTAAATCTAGAACAGCAAAAGATGAGTGAAGGGAAAGCACTAATTAGATACTTCTCAATTCCTTGTAAACCTACTAAAGCTAATGGGGGAAGAACTAGAAATCTTCCTCATCATGATAAGAATAAGTGGGAAACATTCAAAGCATATTGTAAGCAAGATGTGGAAGTGGAAAGGTCTATTCGTAAAAGATTAGAGAATTACCCTATGACAGATAAAGAATTAAAGCTATGGTTTTTAGACCAAAGAATCAATGATTATGGAGTTAGAGTGAATAAAGAATTAGTAGAAAATGCAATACACTGCTATGAAATCTACCAAAAGGAATTAGTAGACGAAGCTATAGATTTAACAGAACTTGAAAATCCTAATAGTCCAGCCCAGCTAAAGACTTGGCTTAAAGATAAACATGGTATTGAAGTGAAAAGTCTATCCAAAGCAAAAGTAGCAGAGTTATTAGATGAAGTTGATGACCCTATAGCAAGAAGAGTTTTAGAGTTAAGGCAAGATATGTCTAAGACTTCAGTTAAGAAATATGAGGCTATGGAAAGAGCCATGTGTAAGGATGAAAGAATACGAGGATTACTGCAGTTTTATGGAGCAAATCGAACTGGAAGATGGGCGGGAAGATTAGTTCAAGTTCACAATCTTCCTAGAAATGATATGAGTGATTTGGATTTAGCAAGGGAACTTCTTCTAGCTGGAGATTATGAAACACTAGAACTACTCTTCGATTCAGTACCAGATGTTCTATCTCAGCTTATTAGAACAGCTTTTATTCCTTCTCCTAATTCAAGATTTATTGTAGCAGACTTTAGTGCCATTGAAGCTAGAGTTATAGCTTGGCTTGCAGGAGAGAAATGGAGAATGGATGTATTTAATTCCCATGGAAAGATATATGAAGCTTCAGCATCTCAGATGTTTGGAGTTCCTGTAGAAGAAATTCATAAGGGTAGCGTATTAAGACAGAAAGGTAAGATTGCAGAATTGGCTTTAGGTTATGGAGGTAGTAAAGGAGCCTTAAAAGCTATGGGTGCAATAGATATGGGGCTAAGTGAAGAAGAATTACCTGAGCTTGTTTCTGTTTGGAGAAAGTCCAATTCAAATATAGTTAGACTTTGGTGGAATGTGGAAAGTGCTGCAATTAAAGCAGTTAAGGAAAGAACTGTAGTTAGTATGCAATATGGTCTTAAGTTCTACTTTAAATCAGGAGTGTTATTTATAAGACTACCCTCTGGCAGAAGCCTTGCTTATGTAAGGCCTAGGATTGAAATAGATGAAAGATTTAATAAAGATAAATTGACCTATGAAGGTATGGAAGGAATGAAGTGGGGTCGTATTGACACCTATGGAGGAAAATTAACAGAGAATATTATACAAGCCATAGCAAGGGACTGTTTAGCTGAATCTATGCTAAGGCTTGAAAAGTACGGATATAGGATTGTATTTCATGTTCATGATGAAGTGATATTAGATGTTCCAAAGGATAATGGCTCATTAGAAGAAGTGGAGGAAATTATGGGGTTTGATATCCCTTGGGCTCCAGGACTTCCATTAAGAGCTGAAGCCTTTGAGAGTGATTACTATAAAAAAGACTAGGTGGGTCATGAAATACGACCTACCTAAAGAGAAAGGTGATATTAGTGAAACCAATTATCTATGTATGTTCTCCCTTAAGGGGAGATGTTAAAAGGAATATAAATAAAGCTATAGGCTATTCAAGGTATGCCTATGTCAAGGGTGGTATTCCCTTGGCACCTCATACCATCTTTACTCAGTTTTTAGATGACGAGGATGAAGAGGAAAGAAACGCAGGAATAGATATGGGGCTTGAACTTTTAAATATATGTGATGAACTATGGGCCTTTGGAGATAAAATCTCTGTGGGAATGCTTAATGAAATTGAAAGGGCTAAGTCACTAGGGATTATAGTAAGAAGGTTTAATGAAAGGTGTGAACCTTTGGATGAATAGGGAAACCATTAAGTTTATAAAACTTCTAAAAGACTATAGGGGAATTCTTCCAAGACAAACTATTAAAACCTTAAGAGGCCAGGCATTAGCTGGAGATATAGAAGGAGCAAAGAAAGGACTTAAGAAAGAGGTGAGTAAATATGCAAGAGCCATATAAGCTTAAAGAACCTAAATTAAAACATGATGGAGTTCTTACCATTGCTACAGGTAGAAGTAGAAAAGAAATGAACTGGAAGAATCGAGAGATGCTCTGGTCGGAATTGGTAGATAAATTAAGCAGTACCATAAGAACTTATGAAACCTATGAAGAATACAAGAAGCTATCTAAATCGAAGAAAGATGAAATAAAAGATGTAGGTGGATTTGTAGGTGGAACTTTAAAGGAAGGCAGAAGAAAAGCTGATAATGTAGTTTGGAGGCAAATTGTAACACTTGATGCTGACTTTGTTAAGGGAGATTTATGGGCAGGAGTTGAGACCATGTTTGGATATGGATGTGTAATGTATTCTACTCACAGTCACAGTCCTAAAGCTCCAAGATTAAGACTTGTTATTCCACTAAAAAGGGCAGTAACTCCAGATGAATATGGAGCAGTATCGAGAAGAATTGCAGCAGATTTAGGCATAGATTTCTTTGATGATACCACCTATGAGCCACACCGATTAATGTATTGGCCATCAACTTCTTCTGATGGAGAGTTTATTTTCAAAGTATTAGATGAAGAATGGGTAGATCCAGATGAAATACTTGCAAGGTATGAGGATTGGAGAGACTCATCCTATTGGCCTGAAAGTTCAAGGACCAAAGAGAATAGAAAGAGATTAGCAGAAAGACAAGGAGACCCTAAAGAAAAGCCAGGAGTAGTAGGTGCCTTTTGTAGGACATACTCTGTAGTTGATGTAATTGAGAAGTTTCTACAAGATGTATATTCACCTTGTGAAAACCCTAATCGTTACACCTATATTCCAGGATCATCTGCAGGTGGATTAGTTATATATGAAAATGGAGACTTTGCATATTCACACCATGGCACCGACCCCATTAGTGGCAAACTATGTAATGCTTTTGACCTTGTAAGACTTCATAAGTTCGGTGAATTAGATGAAGAGGCGAAGGAAGGAACCCCAGTAAATAAGCTGCCATCTTATCTTTCTATGCAGAAGTTAGCTAGAGAGGATTTAGAGGTTAAAAAGACTATAGCTAGTGAAAGGATGACTTCAGCTAGTGAGGATTTTAATGAGGAAGATTGGCAAGTAAACCTTGAAATTAATAATAAGGGAGAGCTTAAAAATACTCTTACCAATATAATTCTTATACTAAGACATGATCCACAACTTAACAGTATTTTTTATAACGAGCTTCGAGAAGGTGTTGATGTAGAAGGAGATGTTCCCTGGAAAAGGTTAAAGTCTGGGTGGAATAAAACTGATGAAGCATCTCTTGCTGGATATATTGATTTAAACTATAACCTTTATGCACCAGGAAAGCTTAAAGAGGCTGTATTAAAAGTAGCTGTTGAAAGGTCTAGACATCCAGTAAAGGATTATCTATTAAATCTTCCAAAATGGGATGGTATTAAAAGAGTAGATACCCTATTAGTTAAATATCTAGGAGCAGAAGATAATATCTATACCAGAGAAGCAACAAGAAAGACACTAGTTGCAGCAGTAGCAAGAACCATGAATCCAGGAATTAAATTTGATACAGTTCTAGTTTTAAATGGGCCACAAGGAATAGGAAAGAGTACTCTATTTTCAAAGCTAGGTGGAAAGTTTTTTAGTGATTCTCTTTCCATCTCAGATATGAGAGATAAAACTGCAGCGGAAAAACTTCAAGGTTACTGGATACTTGAAATTGGAGAACTAGCTGGAATTAGAAAAATTGATGAAGAGACATTAAAGTCTTTTTTATCAAGGCAAGACGATAAGTTTAGAGCAAGTTATGGATACTCAGTAGAAGATCATCCAAGACAGTGTATTATTGTAGGCACCACAAATCAAGAAGCAGGATTTTTAAGGGATATTACTGGTGGGCGTAGGTTTTGGCCAGTTAAGACTCCAGGAGATACTAAATTAAAACCTTGGGATATAGATGATGTAGACCAGATTTGGGCAGAAGTAATGGAATATTACCATCAAGGGGAATCTTTAATATTAAGTAATAAGGCTGAAGAGTTTGCAAATGCAGCCCAAGTGGATGCTTTAGAAAGTGATGATAGAGAAGGATTAGTTAGAGAATATTTAGATATGCTCCTTCCAACGAACTGGGATGATATGGACTTATATGCAAGAAGAAGCTTTATTCGTGGTGATGAGTTTAGCAATAATGTTATAGGAACTGTAAGAAGAGAGCAAGTCTGCACCATGGAAATTTGGTGTGAGCTATTTGGTAAAGAAGCTACTGCCATGAGAAAGATAGACTCTTATGAGATAAATGCAATAATGAGAAAGATTGATGGATGGGAAAAGTACACTGGAAACAAGCAGGGAAATGCCAAAGTTCCTCTCTATGGAATACAAAGAATTTATGTTAGATGTGATAAACAAGATTAAACAAGATTTAGGCTTGTTACCATTCTTGTTTACTACCCCTACCCTAGTTATATTAAGGCTTTAATTTATATTATTAACAAGATAAACAAGATTATATATATAGATAAATAAAATAAAGAATATATAGGTATATGTATATGCCTAATCTCTATAATTAAGAGTAGTCTATAGGAAATTCTTGTTACTTGTTTATTGAAAACCTTTTAAAAGTTACTAAAAGCCTTATAAATACTGGAGTGTAGAGATTAACAAGATTGTTAACAAGATTTATACTTGTTTAAGAAATGGGGAGTGTTTGAGATTTTAGAGAGTAAAATAGAGGCTAGATTAAAACGGGAGGTAGAAGATTTAGGTGGCCTTGCACTTAAGTTCACCTCTCCAGGAATGGCAGGTGTGCCTGATAGATTAGTCTTACTACCAAAAGGAAAAATCTACTTTGTAGAACTAAAAGCACCTGGGAAAAATTTAAGGCCTCTCCAATTAAAAAGAAAAGAGCAACTGGAAAGCCTAGGCTTTAAAGTTTATGTAATAGATTCATATGAAAAAATAAATGTATTTTTACAGGAGGTGGTTGATTGAAATATAAACCTTATGACTATCAACAATATGCCACTCAGTGGATTTTAGATAAAGAAAAAGCAGGACTACTACTGGATATGGGAATGGGTAAGAGTGTTATTACTCTAACAGCCATAGATGAATTGATGTTTAATTACTTTGAAGTATCAAAAGTTTTAGTTATAGCACCACTTCGTGTAGCAGAAAGTACATGGGATGAAGAAGCAGCTAAATGGGATCATCTAGAACATCTAAAAATATCAAAGGTTCTAGGAACGGAAAAAGAAAGAATTAATGCCTTATATACTAAAGCTGATATTTACATCATCAACCGAGAAAATGTGAAGTGGTTAGTAGATAAATGTGGTAAGGATTGGCCCTTTGACATGGTGGTAATAGATGAACTATCCAGCTTTAAATCCCATAGAGCACAAAGGTTTAAAGCCTTAAGAAAGGTAAGGCCCTTTATGAAACGAGTAGTGGGTCTTACTGGAACTCCAGCACCAAATGGACTTATAGATCTATGGTCTCAAATTTATCTACTAGATGGTGGAGAAAGGCTAGGAAAAACCATAACTGGATACAGGGAGAGATACTTCTTACCAGATAAGAGAAATCAGCATATAGTATTCACCTATAAGTTAAAGGAAGGTGCCGAGGAAGCCATCTATGAAAAACTATCAGATATTTGTGTCAGTATGAAAGCAGAGGATTATTTAAAACTACCAGAAAGAATTAATAATATCATACCAATTTATCTGCCAAAGAAGGCAAAGGATAAATATGACCAACTGGAAAGAGACTTATTACTGCCACTTAAAGATTCAGATATTGTAGCAAATACAGCAGGTGTTCTAGCTAATAAGCTACTCCAAATGTCCAACGGAGCTGTCTATGATGAAAACGGAGATGTAAAAGAAATACACAATGCAAAGCTTAAAGCATTAGAAGACAGCATAGAAGCTGCAAATGGAAAGCCAGTATTAATTTTTTATTCCTATAAGCATGATTTAGATAGAATTAAAAAGCACCTAAAAAGAGATGATTTAACAGTTCTTGATACATCTGAAGATATAAAGAATTGGAATGAAGGTAAAATACCAATTATGCTGGCCCACCCAGCTAGTGCTGGACATGGATTAAACCTTCAAGCTGGTGGAAATATCATAATTTGGTTTGGGCTTACTTGGAGCCTTGAACTATACAGCCAAGCAAATGCAAGACTTTATAGACAAGGCCAAAAGCAAAATGTAATCATCCATCACTTAGTAGCCAAAGATACAATGGATGAAGATGTTATGAAAGCACTTGAAGGTAAGGAAGTAGGACAAGAAGCATTGCTAAATGCAGTGAAGGCGAGGGTTAGAAAGATGGGAGGTAATGAGAATGAATGCTAAAGAATATCTATCTCAAGCTATGTGGCTTGATAAAAGTATAAATAATAAGCTGGATCAAATGGAAAGACTGAAAGCTATAGCGGAGAAGGTTACTGTAGACTTTACTCAGGAGAAGGTATCTGGGGGTAAATCTACAACAAGTCCTATGGAAGATGCTACTGTTAAACTTATAGATTTAAGCTATGAAATAAATGATGACATTGATAGATTAGTAGATTTAAAAAGAGAAATCCTGGATGTCATAAGTCAAGTAGAAGATGTAAGTTACCAGCTAGTTTTAGAAATGAGATATATAAATAATAAGGGCTGGGATGATGTAGCTAGATGTATGGGATATGATAAAAGGTGGATAATGAGACTTCATGGTAGAGCTTTAAAAGAAATTGATGAAATTTTAAAAGAAGCCACTAAAAGCCATTGAAAGCCACTTAATAAATGTAGTATTATATAAGATGTAAAGGTATAGAAAAATCAGGAACACCATATGCTGTTTGTATAGGCCGAGGTTATATCAATTTGATTCCAAGGAAACGCAGCATTCTTGAATACAAGCCCCAAAGAGGGCTTTTTTCTATGCCAAAATATTTTTAAAGCATTTACCAGCATTTACAATTCACAAAATTTAAAACTAATGCATAAAATATAAAAAATGGGATAGTAATATAACATATATGTTGAATTTAATAAGAAAATGTTATATAATCATTACAAGGAGGGTTAGTTATGAGTTATGCATTAGGTATGAGAATAAAAGAATTACGCCAAATTCGTAAAATTAGCCAAGAACAGATGGCTAATGTATTAGATATGTCTAGGCAAAGATATTCTCGTTTAGAAAATGGGCAAGTGGATATTTCTTATGTCATGATCAAAAAAATTGCAGATTATCTAGGTGTGCCAACATCAGAAATAACAAGTGCTGAAGAAGAAAAGAAAGAACTTGTTACTTTGTTTAGAGAAAAAGGTAGTAGAGAAGATGTAATAGATTCAGTTTCTAAAATTGAAAAAATATTAAAAGTTTTTCACGCTCATGAGAAGCTATACTACCAAATGAAGGAGCATGATGACTTTGTGGATTAATAAAATAGATATTGAAAAAAAAGCATTAGATATAAGGCAGGAAAACAATATACAAACTTATGGGGTTAAGGATATTTTTAGTTTAGTGGAACAAAGAGGTACTCATTTAATTAGATATCCATTTGGGAAGGATACTGTATTAGGATTTTCTACAACCTTTGAAGGAAAAGAAATCATAGTATCAAATTCATCTGAAATATTGTCCAGAGAGATATTTACAATAGCCCATGAACTAGGTCACATAATATATGATTTTGAAGACGAGAATCAAGATGTGAAAATAGACATAAATATTGATGACATAGATGAAGATATTTCTGAGGCTAGAGCGTATTATTTTGCAAATTGTTTTTTAATGCCAGAAACACAATTATTAGAATTTGTAAAATATGAACTTGAGAAAAAAGCTATAAATCTTAATGCGATTGATATTATTAGATTACAAATTGAGTTCCAAGTAAGTTATGCTGCAGTAGTTAAGAGGCTTTATGATATTGACTTTATTAATTATAATAAAAAATGTGAACTATTTAATGAAAGGAACGATATTACATCAAGGGCTTTATTTAGGATGATTAATGTTGATGAAAAGCTATTAGAGCCATCAAATGTGATTAAGGTCCCATCAAGGTATTTAGAATATGCAATTACAAATTATGAAAATAACCATATTCCTTATTCAAGTTTAAAAAAGGCACTAGCTCTTTTAGATATTGATGCAAGCATCTTTAAAAAGGATGAAGATAACAAAGATGAAGAGCTAAATATTGATGATATATTTGAGGAGTACGAATAATGGATGCATCTTTAGATACTGATATTGTAATACATTTATACAAAAGCAATAAAAGGGATTTGTTATTTTCATTTTGTGATGAACTTTATATGCATGAATACCTTTTAGAAAACGAGCTCAAAAGGAAATCATATTCAGTTCATGAACAATTTATGATAGATGTACAAAAAGGAAATATAAATATAATAACTAACTCAGATTTAATTGATAGGGGAGTAAAGGTGCTTTTTGAAACATATTTAGAGCAGAATAATTTGCTATTTGACACCGGAGAATTATATGCAGTAGCTTTAGCAAAAACTATAGGGATTGCAGCTTTTCTATCAGATGATACAAAAGATTTTGGGCCTCATGATACTTTGGTGAGGGGGCTGATTAGAGATGTTATTCCATTTGCATTTTATGAACTGCTATTTCTAAAGTATATAGAAACAGATCAGACTCCTGAAGATTTATATAACGAATTTGAAGAAGTTACTTCAAGTAGTATGCAGGTACATCCTATGAATTTTAGAAGTAGAATGATTACTACTGTTAGAAGGTTTAGTGATAAACATGGTACAAAAAGAGATATAATTTGGATTAAAGAATTCTGCAATAATAGAAATATTAATTATAAAAATAAGATGTTGGAGTTAAGGGGATTTTTAAAAACCTTATAAATAATAAGATTTGTGATACAAGCTCTAGAGCATTTAGCTTTAGGGCTTTTTCTATGCCCAATTTTAGGAGATGAAACAAATGAATAAATGTAGGAAATGTGTCTGGGGAACATGGCTTTCACCTAATATGGTGTATTGCATGTTCACTAGTTGCTTTAAAGATAAAGAGGTGAAAAAAGATGCCAAGGAAACCAAAGAAGCCCTGCAAGTACCCAGGCTGTCCAGAGCTAACAGAAGGGAACTATTGCAAGATGCATCAAAAGGAAATTAATAGAGAATACAACTGTAGTAATAGACCATATAAGAAACTATACAACAGCAGTCGCTGGCAAGATTTAAGAAGGTATGTATTAAACAAACAGCCTCTCTGTGTAGAGTGTTTAAAGAATAATAGAATTACCCCAGCAACAGTGGTAGACCACATAAAACCTCATAAAGGTAACGAAGACTTATTCTATGACATTAATAATCTTCAATCCCTGTGCAAGTCCTGCCATGATAGGAAGACTGCCAAGGAAGACGGTAGATGGAAAAGGAAAGTTTACACTTATTGACCCCTAGGGCGGGGTGAAGATTTTAAAACCCTCTAGCCCAGGAACGGGGCGGCCCCCTCGTGTGAGAATTCGCGAAATTCCATAGGGGGGTATAGAATACTTGTAACTGATGTAAGTGTTGAAGTTGCTGGGTTACTTGAAAATAGTAATGAAAAAACTAAGGGTTATTAGGCACTTTTTAGTACATTGGAAGATTCTTGTTATTATGAGTACAACCCCCACATATATTATAGAAAGTGAAATATGTAGGAGGGGTAAAATGATAGAAAGTAAGTTTGATTTAGTTACAGTTAAAAAATATAAGGAAGATTTAAATAGTCTATTTCGTATGGTTGATGAATTATTACATGGAGTGGGGATACACAAAATTGAAAAGGAAGATTGTGAAATATTAATATCTTCTTTTGATAATGTGGTTAGATTATCTGGAATGTATAATGATATAATAAGACAGGTTATTGATAATGGAGAAATAACTACAAGTGATCCCCAAGAATACATTAGTTCAAATCTTAATACAGCAGTTGTTTTAGCAAAAAAGGTACATGATAAATATAAACATTTATCTAGATATGGTAAATAATATTAGTTTTAAGGCTGGCTTAGGCTGGCCTTTTTTAATGCCCATTTTTAAAGAAAGGTGTGAGAATTTGAAAACAACGGAAGAATTAAAATTAATAGATATAGATAAATTAATACCCTATGCCAATAATGCTAGAACCCATAATAAGGAGCAAATTAATAAATTAAGAAGTAGCCTTAGAGAATTTGGTTTTGTAAATCCTGTTTTAATAGATAAAGAAAAAAATATTATAGCAGGTCATGGCAGAGTAATGGCAGCAAGGGAAGAAGGAATAAAAAAGGTTCCTTGTGTATTAGTGGAGCATTTAACAGATGCTCAGAAAAAAGCATATATTTTAGCAGATAATAGATTGGCTATGGATGCAGGATGGGATGATGAGATACTAGCTTTAGAGTTAGAGAATTTAAAAGAACTGGATTTTGATATAGACCTAACAGGTTTTGATGCTGCAGAAATAGATGAGCTTTTTAGTAATATCCACGATAAAGATGTACAGGATGATGATTTTGATGTGGATGCAGCTTTAGAAGATGAGCCTATTTCAAAACAGGGTGATATTTGGCTTCTAGGAAGGCACAGACTTATTTGTGGAGATAGCACCAAGGCAGAAACTTATGAGAAACTGATGGAAGGAAAGAAAGCTAATTTATGTGTTACAGATCCTCCGTATTCTGTCAATTATTCATCAAAAGCTGGTTCTATAAAAAATGATAATTTAAATGATCAGGATTTCTATAATTTCCTATTAGCAGCATTTAAGAATATAGAAAATGCAATGGCAGATGATGCTTCGATATATGTTTTTCACGCTGACACTGAAGGTTATAATTTTAGAAAAGCTTTTAAAGAGGCAGGATTTTATCTTTCAGGTGTATGTATTTGGGCGAAGCAATCCTTAGTTTTAGGAAGAAGCCCGTACCAATGGCAACATGAGCCTATCCTATTTGGCTGGAGAAAAGATGGGAGACATAAATGGTATTCAGATAGAAAGCAAACTACCATATGGAATTTTGATAGGCCCACAAAATCAGAACTTCATCCAACTATGAAGCCAGTACCTTTATTAGCTTATCCAATTAAAAATAGTAGTGTTACTAATTGTATAGTTTTAGATCCGTTTGGTGGCTCAGGAAGCACATTAATTGCCTGCGAGCAGACGGGAAGAATTTGTTATGCTATAGAACTTGATGAAAAATATGCAGATGTTATTGTGAAAAGATATATTGAGTATGTTAATTCTTATGAAGAAGTTTTTCTAATAAGAGATGGAGAGAAAATTAAATATAAGGATACGATATAACCCTTGCAATTTCCTGTGTTTAGAGTGATATATGTAAGTAACCTAAATACAGGAGGGATTGAAATGGATAGAAAGGAAATGGTAAAAATCTTAGGTAAGCACTTTGGTGTGAAGCCTAGGTATCTAGGAGTACCAAGCTTTCAATACAAAATTGAAACACCTAAAGAAACTTACATCATAGATAGGGAGGGAAAGATTATGACATCTCTTGGGGCAGAAGTAGAATTTGAAGAACTACTAGCTGGGCCTGAAGAACCTATTGGCTACGAATTAGAAATACCCATGGATGGCCACAGTGGTAGAACCTTAAGAAATATTGTAAACATGATTTACAGCAGGCAGCCTTTAATTAAAAAGGCATTGGGAATTGAAGAAAATATAGTAGAAGAGGACTTTGTTATTAAAATTAACGAAGCAGATATTAACAGCGTAGATAGTTTTGAAAGAGCATTAAATAAAATTGAAGAGGGAGGACATCCTGGAATAGAATTTGACTTTCAGGAAAAAAGTATAACCTTTAAGCATACAGGAACTGAAGCAGCTACTTGGCTTTTTGCACTAATCAATAAAAATGCTAAGGGCCAAAGTAGAGCTTTAGCTAAAGTGAAACCTACTGACAATGAAAAATACACTTTTAGAACTTGGCTAACAAGACTTGGAATGATTGGAGATGAGTATAGAGAAATTAGAAGAGAACTCCTTCAAAATCTAAGTGGCAACAGTGCATTTAGGTATCCAGTGAAGGAGGAAGACTAATGACTAAACCAAGATGTAAATTAATCGGTGAAGATGGAAACATATTTAATCTTATGGGGATTGCATCTAGAACCCTTAAAGAAGCTGGTATGAAAGATAAAGCAGATGAAATGGTAAAAAGGATAATGGAATCTGGGTCTTATATTGAAGCTTTAGCTGTTATTTCTGAATATGTTGAAATAGTGTAAAATACTGTGTTTCTTTTGAAAATAGTACTTGCTATTTATCTCTTTTAGAGTGATATATATACACAACGAAAACATACTGAAAGGAGATAAAACCATGGCAGACAGAGATTTTTTAAAGACCAACTTTGGAATTGAGATTGAACTAACAGGAATTACAAGAGAAAAGGCAGCAAGAGTTGTAGCCGACTATTTAGGGGGAAGCATTCAAAGACAAAACGATTATTACGATAGCTACAAAGTTACTGCACCAGATGGAAGGGCTTGGAAGATTATGTATGACGGAAGCTTAAGATGCCAAAGAAAAGTAAATGGGCAAAAGGTTGCAGCAGGAAGAGAATACAGCGTAGAGCTAGTAAGCCCAATCTTAAACTACGAAGAAGACATTGAAACTTTGCAGGAGCTAATAAGAAAAATCAGAAAGACAGGAGGTTTTCCAAACTCAACAGCAGGAATACACATACACCTAGATGGAGCAGACCATACACCAAGAAGCTTAAGAAACTTTGTAAACATCATCTACGCTAGAAACGATTTGCTTTACGAAAGCCTACAAATTGAAAGGGAAAGAATGCGTTACTGCAAGAAGATGGATAAAGATTTAGTGGAAAGAATGAATAAGAAAAAACCTAAAACTTTCAAAGAAATTGAGGACATTTGGTACAAAGGCTACGGCTCCAGCAGGGAAAGACACTACCATGAAAGCAGATATCATTTTCTAAACCTTCACAGTTTTTTCAACGGAGTAGGAACAGTAGAACTTAGGGGATTTAATGGAACTATTCATGCAGGAAAAATAAGAAGCTACATTGTTTTGGCCTTAGCCATAAACAACCAGGCCTTAACCCAAAAGAGTGCTAGCACCAAAAAGCCACAATTAGAAAATCCAAAGTTTGCAATGAGAACTTGGCTAAACCGAATAGGACTTATCGGAGAAGAATTCAAAAACTGCAGGGAGCACTTAACCAAACACCTAGAAGGAAGTGCAGCTTGGAGATTTCGAAGAGCCGCATAGAGAAACTTAAAAATAGCGGCAGGCCCAAGAGCCACAGAGGGGGAAACCCCTCTTAAGCTGGTAGAAGGACTCCCTCACTTAAAGTAAAGGCCACACAGGCCAAGTAGTGGGGAAATATTGGGCCCTTTGGAAAGGATGAATCAAAATGAAAAGACTATATGTTGCTTATGGTTCAAATCTTAACCTAGAGCAAATGAGCTACCGATGTCCTACTGCCAAGGTTTATGGAAAGGGAATGCTTTATGGCTACAGGTTACTTTTTAAAGGTGTACCTGGAAATGCCTATTTAACCATTGAACCCTACAAAGGTAAAAGAGTACCAGTACTTGTATGGGAAATAGGGCCTAAAGATGAAATAGCCCTTGATAGGTATGAAGGCTACCCTAGCTTTTACTACAAAGAAGATATACCAGTGGAACTTGAAACTGGAGAAATTGTAACTGCCATGGTTTACATTATGACCAATAAGATTAAGGATAGGATTCACTTAAATTCTCCAAGTCAAAGTTATTTAAGAACTGTAAAGGAAGGATACAAAAGTGCTGGATTTGATTTGAGTTTCATTGATGAAGCCATTGAAATCAGCACAAAGAGGGAAAAATAAGCCCCACACTTGCCCTGTAAGGGCTTTTTAAAGAGGTAATGGGGCAATTACCCTAGGGGTTTTAAACTACAAAGGAATTGGAAGATAGAAAAATCAGAAGGAAGGCCTAAAATAAGGGCCTTTTTTCTTCACTATAAATTGGAGGTGATAGCATGGCGACACGAGGAAGAAAACCTAAGCCAACTGCACTAAAGGTCTTGGAAGGGAATCCTGGAAAAAGACCTTTAAATGAAAAAGAACCAAAACCTGAAAGAAAAGCTCCCGAATGTCCGTCATGGCTGGAGCCTGAAGCTAAGAAAGAATGGGAGCGAATGGCTAAAACTATGGAGGCCATTGGAATACTTACTGAAGTAGATATGGCAGCCTTTGCTGGATACTGTCAAGCTTATGCTAGATGGAAGGAAGCAGAGGAATTTCTATCAAAGCATGGCACTATTTTTAAAACTCCATCAGGATATATTCAACAGGTTCCACAGGTATCCATTGCTCAAACATATCTAAAGGTTATGAAGGACTTCTGTTCTGAATTTGGACTTACTCCTGCTGCTCGTACAAGAATTCAGGTAAATACAGAAGAGACTGATACCGATGATCCAATGGAAAACTTACTGAGGGTTAAATAATGTTTGATGAAAAGAAAGCAGAACGAGCAGTTAAATTTATAAATAACCTTAAACACACCAAAGGTGTATGGCATGGAGTTCCTTTCGACCTTTTACCTTGGCAAGATAAAATCATACGAGATATATTTGGAACTGTAAAAGAAGATGGTTATAGAAAATATAATACAGCTTATGTGGAAATTCCAAAGAAAAATGGGAAGAGTGAACTTGCTGCAGCTATAGCCCTATATCTTACCTGTGGTGATGGAGAATGGGGTGCTGAAGTTTATGGATGTGCAGCTGATAGGCAGCAGGCTTCTATCGTATTTGATGTAGCAGTAGATATGGTAGATCAATGTCCTGCTTTAAAGAAAAGAATAAAACCAATTCTATCTCAAAAGAGATTGGTGTATATGCCTACAGCCAGTTTCTATCAAGTTCTATCAGCAGAAGCATTTACAAAGCATGGGCTTAATGTTCATGGAGTAATTTTTGATGAACTACATGCCCAGCCTAATAGACAACTTTATGATGTAATGACTAAAGGAAGTGGAGATGCTAGAAAGCAACCACTTTTCTTTTTAATTACTACAGCTGGTACTGATAGGCATTCTATCTGCTGGGAAGTTCACCAAAAAGCAGATGATATATTAAGAGGGAAAAAACATGATCCTACCTTCTACCCTATTATTTATGGAATTGAAGATAGTGACGATTGGACAGATGAGGCGAACTGGTATAAGGCTAACCCATCTTTAGACCATACCATTGATATAGAAAAGGTAAGAGCAGCTTTTATAAGTGCAAAGGAAAATCCAGCAGAAGAGAACTTATTTAGGCAACTAAGGCTTAATCAATGGGTAAAGCAATCTGTAAGATGGATGCCAATGCATTTATGGGATAAGTGCTCCTTTGAAGTAAATCCTGAAAAACTAAAAGGAAGAGAGTGTTATGGTGGACTTGACCTTTCAAGTTCCATCGATATAACAGCTTTTGTTTTAGTTTTTCCTCCAATACCAGAAGATGATAAATACTATGTGCTTCCATACTTTTGGATACCAGAGGAGAATTTAGATTTAAGAGTAAGAAGAGATCATGTTCCTTATGATATTTGGAAACAGCAAGGCTACCTTCAAACCACCGAAGGGAATGTTATACACTATGGCTTTATAGAGAAATTCATAGAAGAACTATGGAAGGACTATAACATTAAAGAAATTGCTTTTGATAGATGGGGAGCTGTGCAAATGACTCAAAACCTAGAAGGTGCAGGATTTACAGTAGTTCCCTTTGGGCAAGGGTACAAAGATATGAGCCCACCTACAAAGGAACTTATGAAATTAACACTGGAAAAGAAAATAGCCCATGGTGGACACCCAGTACTATCTTGGATGATGGATAATATTCATGTAAGAACTGACCCTGCTGGAAATATAAAACCTGATAAGGAAAAATCCACTGAAAAAATAGACGGTGCTGTAGCTTTAATTATGGCCCTAGATAGAGCTATAAGAAATGAAGGAAGTAAGTTTGACTTAAATGAGTATTCAACAGAGGAAATGCTAGACAAACTTTGGGGTTAGGGGGTGATGGTATTTGAATGTATTTAATAAGTTAAAGAATATATTTAGTCCTAAAGCTGAAACTGTGGAATTAAACGATAGAAGGCTTTTAGAAATATTAGGAGTTGAAAATAGCGAGCTTAATTACAAAGGTAAAAATGCACTAAAGGAAGCAACTGTGTTTTCCTGTATTAGAATATTGGCTGATAGCATAGGTAAACTTCCTACTAAGGTATATAAAAATAATAATGGAAGGCAAAGTGCGGCAGAACATTATCTAACCCCAATTTTAAAAATTAGACCTAATCCTTGGATGAGTGCCAGGGACTTTTTTAAAGCCTTAGAAGTTCAGAGAAATATTTATGGAAATGCCTATGCTTGGATAGAGTTTGCAACAGCAGGAAGAAACGCAGGTCATGTTACAGGGATTTACCCCTTAGATAGTTCTAAGGTTGAAATATATGTTGATGATATTGGGCTACTGCCCCATAAAGGTAAACTATGGTATGTCTATACAGATAATAAAGGCACCCAGTATAGGATTGACTCTGACGAGATGTTACATTTTAAAGGCTTAACCAGTGATGGCATCTTAGGTATTACTCCACTAGATGAGCTTAAAAACACCATAGAAAACGCAGGGGCAGCTAGCAAGTATTTAAACAACAGCTTTAAGACAGGCCTGCAGACAAAGGGTATCATCCACTATGTGGGGGATTTAAGCCCTGAAGCTCAGCGGATATTCAGAGAGCGCTTTGAACAGATGGCAAGCGGGCTTAAAAACGCAAACAGGGTATCATTACTTCCTTTGGGATATCAATTTCAGCCCTTAAGCCTTACTATGGCAGATGCCCAGTTTCTAGAAAACACCCAGCTTACAGTAAAGCAAATTGCCGCAGCCTTTGGGGTAAAAAACCATCAGCTAAACGATTTAGATAGGGCAACACATACTAATGTGGAGCATCAGCAGCGGGAATTTTACGTTGATACCTTGATGGACATTTTAACAGGCTATGAGCAGGAACTAACATATAAGCTATTTACCCAAAAGGAACTGGATAATGGCTACTACATCAAGTTTAATGTAAATGCCATACTGCGAGCCGACCCTAAAACAAGATACGAAGGCTATAGAATTGCCATCCAATCAGGTTTTATGACGGCCAACGAAGTAAGAGCTTTAGAAGAATTAGAGCCTAAAGAAGGGGGAGAAAGACTACTCATAAACGGCAATATGATGCCAATTGAGATGGCAGGTGAGCAGTACAGAAAAGGTGGTGGTGAAAATGGGGAGTAAAAAGTTTTGGAACTTTAAAAACCAAGATAAAAAAACCGGTGAGCTTACCCTTTATGGTGAAATATCAAGTGACACTTGGTATGGTGATGAAGTAACCCCTAAAGAGTTTAAAGCTGATTTAGATAAGTTAGGAGATATAGATACATTAAACATCTACATCAATTCTTCCGGAGGGGATGTGTTCGCAGGCCAGGCAATTTACTCTATGCTTAAAAGACATAAGGCTCATAAAAACGTCTATATTGATGGACTTGCAGCAAGTATCGCAAGTGTCGTAGTCATGGCCGGCGATACTATTTACATGCCTAAAAACGCCATGATGATGATCCATAACCCCTGGACTTTTGGCCTGGGAAATGCAGATGAGTTTAGAAAGCTTGCAGAAGACCTAGATAAAATCCGGGAAAGCTTAATTGTAGCTTATGAAGAAAGGTCTGCTTTAACAAGGGATGAGATTATAGAGCTTATGGATGATGAGACATGGCTTACGGCAGACGAGTGTTTTGAATACGGGTTTTGCGATGTGGTGGAAAAGGAAAAACAGATGGCGGCTTGTATCGATAAAGCTATACTGGCAAGGTATAAAAATACCCCCGAAGAGTTTTTAACCGAGGAACCAAAGCCTAATGAACAACTTAAACAAAAACTATTAATTGAACTGGAGCTGTAAAGGCTCTTTTTTATTTTATGAAAGGAAGGCGATTTAGATGAGTAAAAAACTACGTGAACTACTGCAGGCATTGGAAACTGAGAAGGCAAAGGTGCGAGGGTTACTTAAAGAAGACAAAGTACTTGATGCAGAAAAAGCTATGGAAAAGGTGCGGGACCTACAAAAGGAAGTGGCTATAGAACAGGAGCTAGAGGCATTAGAAGACCAGACCCTTGATGATGCGACTCCCATCGACCACATCCACAATCGCACCGATAAAGACCTTGAAGCAGAATATAAGCGAGTGTTTTTAAAGGGGTTAAGGAGGCAAAGGATTACTGCCGATGACCACAGCATTATCAGCCAGTATCGAGCTGCCATGCACGAAGGAGGCATAACAACCGATACTGACGGGGATACCGGGATAATTGTTCCCCAAGATATTCAAACCAGAATCAATGAACTTTCAAGGACCTTAAACGATTTATCCAAGTATATCCGGGTAGAAACCGTTAATACCCTATCAGGCTCTAGGGTGCTGGAAAAGGATGAGGACATGGTGCCCTTTGCTGTGGTGGATGAGTATGGGGAGATCCAGGAGACCGACAACCCTAAATTTACTCCTGTAACCTACAAGCTAGTAAAGCGGGCTGGTTTTTTACCCCTTACAAATGAGCTCTTAAAGGATACTGACCAAAATATCTTAAGCTATGTCACAAACTGGATTGCTAAAAAGCATGTGGTAACTAAAAATAGCTTAATTATTGCCATCTTAAACTCTCTTAGCAAAAAGAATTTAACAGATATCAAGGCAATCAAGAAGGTTTTAAATGTGGACCTAGATCCTGCAATTAGCCTATCCAGCACCATCATCACAAACCAGGACGGCTTTCAGTGGCTAGATGAGCAGGAAGATGCCAACAACAGACCACTTTTGCAAGATGATATTACCCAACCCGGCAAGAAACTCTTTAAGGGAAGACCCATTGTAGTGGTAGCCAATAGAACCCTACCTTCTACCGGAACTACTACTGTTAAAGCCCCCTTTATCGTGGGAAACTTTAAGGAGCTGATGGTGCTATTTACTAGAGGAGTATATGAACTTGCTTCCACAAATATCGGCGGCGATGCTTGGAGAAGAGATAGCACAGAGCTTAGAACCATCACAAGAGATGACTGTGTAAAATGGGATAGCGAGGCGGCAGTCTTTGGTCAGCTTACAATTTCTTCAGGTGCGTAAGGGGCGGTCTTTCCGCTCCTTTTCCTTTAAGGGGTGAGTGAATTTGATTATTACACTGGAAGAGGCAAAAGCGTATCTCAAGGCAGACCATACTGAAGAAGATGATTTAATAGAATCCTTAATCGATGCCGCTGAGACCTATCTTAAAAACGCCACCGGCAGGACCTTTGATGGCTCAAACTATATTGCCAGGCTGTTTTGCTTAACCTTAGTAACTGACTGGTATGAAAACCGAGGGCTAGCAGTTGGTAAAGTAAGGGAAGGGATTAGACCAGTCATTGAAAGCCTACTAGCCCAGCTAAACTACTGCTATCCGGAGGTGGAAAAATGAACCCTGGGGAGCTAAATAAAAGAATAACCCTGCAAAGGCCAATTATCACCATAAATGAAAGGGGCTTTGAGGAGGAAACTTGGGAGGATGTAAAAACGGTCTGGGCAAAAGTCACTAATCTTCATGGCAGAGAATACTACGCTGCTGCAGCTGTCCAGGCGGAAAACACGGTAAAGTTTACTATACGCTATCTTGAAGGTGTCGACACCACTATGCGGATACTTTTTCAAGGTAAGCACTATGACATTACCGCTATCGATAACATCAAATACCAGAACCGCTATATGGAAATTAAGGCATTGGAGGTGGTAGCTAGTGGCTAATTTAGAACTTGAGGGAATAGAAAACCTAATAGCTGAAGTAGAAAAGCTAGGTGCTAAAGGGGCAAGAATAGAAAACAAAGCCTTAAGGGAAGCGGGGGAAGTGGTAAGAGAAGCCATTAAACAAGAGGCTCCCCGGAAAACCGGCACACTAAAAAAGAGTATTGAAGTATCCAGGGTGAAAAATAAGGATGGAGCAAAGTATGTAGAAGTAGGTCCTGGTAAAGAGGGCTGGTATGGAAAATTTTTAGAATTCGGTACAGTCAAAATGAAAGCTAAACCCTTTATGGCTCCAGGTTACGAAAAATCTAAAGAAAAGGCAATGGAGGAAATTGAAAAGAATTGAAAAGAATTTAAAAGAAGGACTAGGCTTATGAGCATAAATCAAGAAGTGATAAAAGCTTTAGGGGATATTAAAGTGCCGGTCTCTTTTCAAAGTTACACTGGGGATGCCGATACCTATATCACTTTTTTTACCTATCTAGATAAACCTGAGCAGCATGCCGATGATAAGGAGCTTGTTACAGGACATTATGTGCAAGTTGATGTGTGGAGTAAGGGGGATTATACCGACCTGGTTAAAGCTGTGCATGAAAAAATGCTGGCGGTAGGTTTTACAAAACAAAGCTTTTATGACCTGTATGAGGAAGACGTGAATATTTATCACAAAGCAATGCGATTTTTTAAGGAGGTGCTGTAAATGGCACAAGTAGGACTTAATGATTTACACTTTGCTATTTTAACAGTGGACAGTAAAGATGAATTAACTTATGAAGCTCCAGAGCCGATGGTGGGGGCTATCAATGCTACCATTAACCCGGCAGTAAATACTCAAGAGCTTTATGCAGATGATCAGCTTTGGGAGTCAGTATCAGCACTTGGAAAAATAGATGTGGAAATAGAGACAGCAGATTTACCTTTAGCCATCCGAGCTAAAATCCTGGGCAACGAACTAAAAGAAGGGGTGCTAATTGAAAAAGCCACCGACGTCCCGCCCCATGTTGCCCTAGGGTTTAAGAGCTTAAAATCTAACGGCAAGTACCGCTATATATGGCTCTTAAAAGGAGTAGCCCAGCCCATAGCTGAAGACTTTGCCACCAAAAAGGATAATGTAGAGCATAAAACCCCCAAGGTGAAATTTACCTTTATGGCAAGAGTCCATGATGGCCAGTGGAAACACACAGCAGATGAAGAAAGTGAAGAGTTTCTAGGAGCGGAGACCTGGTTTGATAAAGTGCCTGGGGATACTACGGCATTCAACCCGGAGCTATAGAAAGGAGGACCTAAGGCTTGGAGATTGGATTAAAAATTAATGGCAAAGACAAGACTTACACCGCTGGCTTTATCAGCGCCCGGATGGTAAGAAGGACCATTGAAGTATCCAAAGAGGTAAACTTTGATAATATTACTCCCGAGGAACTGGATAAACTGATGGACTATATCGTGGAGCTCTTTGAAAATCAGTTTACCAGAGATGAGCTTTATGATGGTCTTGCCTCTAAAGACTTAATCCCTACTATCACCAGATGTATCAATGAAGTGGTAGGTGAGGTAAGCAGCGTCACAGCAGGTGAGGGAAAAAACGGGTAGATGGGGATGCCATGGACCCCCAAGATTTTATTGACCAGCTTTATCTAGCACTTCTTGATAAAGGCTGGACCTTAAATGATATCGATTCCATGGACATTATCTATTACTTGAAACTATTGAACAAAAAACTAGGAAACGAGAAAGTGTATATTGATGAAATCTTATAGCCTTTAATTAGTATTCACCTTTACGCTAAAATGGTTTATACTTATAGTGTAAGTGCAAAAAGGGTTGATGAATTTGACATACAAAGACAAATTAGAAGAATTGGTAACCGAAAGAAGCGGTTTAATCCTCACAAAGGAAGTTGAGGAAGCAGGCATCCCTCGACATTACTTAACTGTTCTTACGAAAGAAAAGAAACTTAAGAGAATCTCTCACGGGGTATACCTTGCTCCAGATGCATTTGATGATGAAATGTATAGGCTTCAGGCTAAAAACCAAAGGATTATTTTTTCCCACGAAACCTCATTATACCTACATGATTTAACGGACCAAGATCCGCTTGAGTGGTCTGTAACTGTTCCTTTTGGCTATAATGCTTCCCACTTAAAAGAAGAGGGTGTTAAAGTCTATACTGTTAAAAAGCCGCTTCATCAAATGGGAGTTACCGAACTGAAAACTGTATACAAAAGACCCATTAAAGCATATAACAAGGAAATGACCATTTGCGATATTATCAGAAACCGCAGCAATACGGATATTGCCGTCTTAAACGATGCCATTAAAAGATATCTTAATTTTAAAGACAGGAACATTCCACTACTGCTAAGATATGCAAAAGAGCTAGGTGTGCAAAATATCGCAAGAAAGTACCTGGAGATATTGCTGTGAAAAAATTAAAGCAGGTGAAGATTTATGGCTAAGAAAAATGATATAAATTCGGATACTGATACGAAAAAAGCCAGGAAAGACCTTTATTCGAAGCTCGCTGAAACAGAAAAACAGCTTGAAAGCACAGAACTATTGTTAGATGCGAAGGATGTCTTTAAAGGCTTAGAGGAAAAATATATCAAAGTGACAAATAACAAATCAGAAGATATGCAGACGGTAAGTGATGAGGAAGTAGATAGAGTAGCTAAAAAGATGATATCTAAGTACAGGAAGGCTTTTGAAGAGTTATCAAAGTAGAAAAATCTGTTAGTAGATACTGTAAATTATGGTATAATAAATAAGGAAAGAATTGCAGTTGAGCCAGAAAAGAGCAGGCCATCTTTTCCGGCCTGCTCTTTTCGCTCAATTGCAATTTTTCCTATTGA